GCTATAGCTATAGAAAGTCTTTGTTTAGCTTTCTTTTTACTAATACCCTTCTTTGAAGCTAGAGTATTAATAGCCTTTTGTCTACCTTTAGTTGCTTTTGACTTGTTAAGCTCACTAATATTAGCAGATATTATTCGTTGACTAGTTCCTTTTTTTAGAGGCATCTAATTTTTGTAGATTAATATTTGCTCTTAATTGAGCAATATCTTCTTGTGATTGAATTCTTGCTTGATCAGTTTTTTCTTTTTGTGCTAATTTTTGTTGCTCCAAGTTTAATTTAGAGAAATCATATTGAGCGTCAGCTTGATCTTTCATCGCTCTCATTTGTAATTCTTTTTCTTTTAATGCAATAACAGGATCAGGTTGACCTTGACCAGACATTTGTGCTTGCATTTGTTGGAGCTCTGCTAAAAACTGAGCTTCTAAAGCGGCTATCTGTTTTACTTTTAATTCATCAACATTTTGAGCTTCTTGTCCCATTTGTTGCTCTGCTTGAGCAACTTGCATATCAACGGTTTCTCTTGCCTTCAAAGATATGTGTTGCATGAGATGTTTATTTAAATCAACAGCTAATTGCGGTTGAGCTTGAACTATAGGAGATAAACCAAATAACAAATGAGCTTGCATGTGAGCGTCATGATTTTGTCCTTCATATGCCTCAATTTTGTCTAAATCTAATAAACGTTGATGTTCCATCGTTGGGCTCATCGGCTCAGGTTTATCTAGTTTCATAATTTTATCAATATCCGATACGCCTAAAGCTTCATACATTCTTCTATATGCTTCTTTAATGTTATGTAGTTGAGGAGCACTTGTTGCTAATTGTAATTGTGTTTGTGCTAATTGAATTCGTTGCGCCATACTAAACATGTTAGGATCTGCTACGGGGATCACGTCAATTGTATCATCGAAATCATCTGACTTAATCATTCTATTTCCACCAATAACCGCGTAAGGGTATTCAGGAGGTAAATATGTCTTAATGACGTCAGCCAATAATCTAAATTCTTTTTTCATCGAGTAATAAATTCTTTTGTGAATACTACTCATGATACGTGAACCACGTTCCAATAAAGCGATGGTTGTCCCTACAGGAGCACCTTGATTAGCGTCTCCAACTTGCATATCAGCTATTTGAGCAAATCGTTGACCTGCTTGCACCACAAACCCTAGAAGAGCAAATAATGTTTGTGATGGTTCTTTGTATGGTAATGGCATCAATCCATCACGGATTGCTCCGCCAGGTGCATCGACATCTCTAAATTCACCAGGTTGTAAAGGAGAGTCATCATCCCTGATCCGTAGACCACGAGCCTTGAACCCTGCTGGTAAATTAGACAATGTTCCTGAATCAAGCAACTGTCTTAATGCTTGCGTTGCTGATCTAGATAATCCACCAATTAAATGCACTAAACCAAAACCATAAAACCCTAAACCTTGTAAAAATTTAAAATGAACAAAGTATTCTTGTTTTTTAAAATTAGAATCATTCTCTTTAAAATTTCTTCTGATAGATAAAACTTTACTGGTGCCTTCATCAATCGTAACAATATACGGAATTTTTATCCCTGAGTTTTCTTCCCCGTTTTTATCTTCATAACCAATTAAATCTAAGTTCACGTGAAATTCTAAAAGCGACATCATCATGCCTTCACCAACTTGTTCAATTCCCTCAAGTCGATCTATTTTTTCTTTAACGTCGTAAGCACTATAAGTTGACTGATCATTGTAAGGTTGTAAGTCTACGTCTCTATAAAATCCTGATACTTGTTTCTTCCTAACCTCATTCTCAGTCATCAAAACTCTGTGTGTAATTCTTTCACAACTCTCCAGATCAGTTGCTGTGTAAGGCACAATCAAATCTTCAGCTGGAATAAATTTAGACACAGCTCGCTCTAGTTGAGCATCATAATAAACTTTTTTGAAAGTCGATCCTGAAAGAGGTAGATAAAATAACATTTGATCTAATTCAGGAGTATACTCTTGCATCACGTTAGTGATTTGATAATTCATGAAATCTTTAACTCTTTGCGACTGCATATATTTTTCTTGCGTCTCTTCCCCAACAACGTATGTGCGAACAGGACCGCTTGCAGGCATTAATTCTTTATAAGCAGTTGAACTAAATTGAGTGACCGCTTCTGCTAGTAAAGGATGGGTAACATTACTTGCTCCTTGAAATGGTTCACTTCTCTCTGAGTATTTAAATCCTAATAAATCTAGACCTTGTGAATAAGTCTTCTCCCATTCTTCTCTAGATGCTTTGTCATTTTCATATTCTCCCATAAGGTCGGAAGAAATATTTTGTAAATCATTCTCATCAATTGTTTCAGCTAAGTTAGCCGCAAATTCAATCGGGGGTTCATCCGATACTTCTACTTCCTCGGATACGATTTCAATTTCAACTGGTTCTTCATTTTCCACCGCTTCTTCAATGGCGTCGCCTACAACTGCTTCTATTTTTTTATCGATATTATCAACCATAATTTTTTATAAATTATATATATCAATTAATCTACCAAAATAAAATTTTGGTTTCTCCACTAAACCGCCTATTGCTTTTTTAATGGGTTCTTTTAAGCTTTGAAGGAGTTTGATGACTTTTCCACTTTGGAGGATTTTTCCGTATCCTTCGTCTGTTGAGTTGTCGATTTGTTTGATGATTTTGACGATACTGTCGAGATAACCGATATCGAAGACGGAGTCCCCGTCATCTCCTGAAATTCTTTGAGTGATACTTTTCTTAAGCTCATTGTTGTTCTTCCTGTAATCTTTTTTGTCTATATAGTCACCATACCAATAAACATCATCTATATACACCATATCAGCGTCATCACCTAACACTTTTGTAAAAGCTTTATCCAACAATTGTGGATCAGGAGATTTATTGTCAAAAGTTAAGAAACTAGCCACAAATCCTCCAGCTGTATTTTGCACATTGAAGTCAATACCAAGTTCTTCCTGTATTTTTTGAATATCTGATTTGGTATAATCCCCTCTATAGAATAACTGCGCTGTTTTGTTTCTGTTCTCTAATGGCGTTTCAGACTGAGTAAAGTTGCTTGTAGCCATGGCATCTTGGTTTAAATTTTCACCAAGTAAAGATAATACTTGTAATCGTTGCGGTTCGGTAAGTTCAACAAATTTATTTCCTACCTTCACCGTTAAAGGCACAACAACGTTGAAATTCGCTTTTCCCTCGTACGTGCCAAGACCAATTTCCATTCTAGATATTTCTGCCTTTTGACCAAGGACCAAGGATACTGCTTGTTCCATCACGGAGGGCTGTTTCTTTTGTTTGGTAATTAATTTATTTAAGCTAGAGCGATGAACGTTACTAATCTGATTCATCAACACGTTATCCTCTGGAAAATTATTTATTAATGTCTCAATTTGTTTACCGTTCGGTGTTAGAAAAGTACCAACTTCAATGGTTGCTTTTAATGATTTTTTGTACGGGACAATCGTTGCTTGTAACTTTTCAACGAATTGTGGATCTAAAATTTCTATCGGATCTAATTTACCATCTCTAAACTTAAATCCCTTTTCCTGTAAATCAGCAACGAGCTCATTACCCATATCTTGGTAGTTGGTTGACCCTCCTCTGCTCTCTGACCACATTAAAGCTTGAAGTTGAAACGGTTGTATTTTCTTATCGTCAGGTCTCGTTTTATTTATTTCAAAAGTTAAACGATTAATTGAATTTGTAATTAGAGCATAGAGCTCTGGATTTGAAGCGAGAACTGTTGGATCAATCCCGAATATTCTTGCCATTTGTAAATCATTAACGGTGTTTGGTTCACGGTCCGTGAGACCTGTAAAGTATTTGAACGTATCAACGTAATTACCAAACTTAGGTGTATTCACCACTTGATCAGGACTACTTAGAAATTTATCTAATGATTGATATTGACGAAAACCCATGCGGATAGGTCTATTGTTTTTATAATCTGAGAAAACGCCTATTGCTATCTTTAAATTTTGTTTAGGGTCCACGCCCCCTGAAGTAATAGACAAAATATCAAAAAACTTATTTTTATCTTCATCGGAGTATCCCTCTAAAAAATTATCAACCCATTGAGCGCCTCTTTCATACCAAAATCTAGCTGCGTCATCTCCTTTTAAAGATTTATTAATAAAGTCTGCTGAAGGCATTTCAAAACCAAATTTTTCTGTTAACGCTTTTACATCAACATTACTTTTATCATCCATCTCTTGAACAGCTCGTTCACCAATAGTTTGCACTGTTTGATCATCAAATTCGAAGTTGATTGGATCTCCCTTAATAGTTGAATAATCAATTTCACGTACATCTTTATCTCCGTAAATTTTTACAGGATTAAGTGTTTCAACGTATTGTTTAGAATTTTTATCTTTTGCTAAAAACTCTTCAGCTTTTTTAAATTGTTTTTGTGCTTGTTTATTGACAAATTCTTCAAATAATTGATCCAATAAATCAGGTGTTGGTTTCTTGGGCGGAGGTTCGGGTTCAGGATCTTCTGGTTCATCTCCTTTTGTCATTTCAGTGCGAGGCATTTTTTCCAATTCCTCTTCTTTTACGTCAATAATATCATCGTCATCTTTTTTTGTTTCAAGAACCGTGGAACCTACAACAGGTTCAGGTCTGTAAAAACTTTCATCGTAAGTTCTAAATGTTTTTTGTTGTGGGAATAAATCTTCTAAAGGAATTATATCGCTTTCTCCAAAGCCAGACAAATCTATTCCTTGATTATTAAAAATCTCTACTACGGCTGGCACTGTAACACCAAGTCTCGCCGCCATTTGTGCAAGTGTTATTGCCTGAACTACCATTTAATAATATACGTATTTTTTTGGTTCACGTCTCTCGTCCTCATGATCATCCATTAGAGATACAAAATTACCCTGACGATATCTCATTAAAGCTTGAGTCATTGTATCAACTAAATCATCATGCTCACCATAAGGAAAAGCCGCGCATTCTTCAATCATTTCTTCAGCAAAATGTTTTTCAGGAGCCCACACTGCACCACTTTCAAAAAGAGGAGCAACAGAGTTTGCTCTAGTAACTTTATCATTACCTTTTGATGGACTAAAACTAACAACAGGAATTCCTACTTGTCTTAGTTCCTGAATAAGAGGTTGACCACTTGCTTTTGCTTCTATGATAATTGTTTCAGGTTCCCAATACTTGTATTGTTCTAAAGCAATTTTTTTAAGTTCAGGAAATTCCCAACGATCTTTTATACAATCAAGAAGAATAATATTATCTTTGTTAAACTCTGATCTAAATATTCCCCACGTACTAATAGCAGAAAAGTCAGCTGTCTCTTTTTTACTAAAGGCGGTATCATAACTTTGTATTACATGCATTAATGGG